CACTGTGATAAAATTAGTGATATTCCAGAATCTGAAAAATGGGATTTGGTTGTATCTAATCCTCCCCACTGTTTAGATTTAACAGAGTTTGAAGCCAGTTTGAAAACTATGGGTAATACTAATCAGCAAAACATCGAAAATTCTGCTAGATTATGTGTTGACCAAGACTTTAAGATTCATGAAGAATTTTTTAAAAACATTGGTAAACATCTCACACACGATGCAGACATTTATCTTATCGAATGCCAATATATGGAAAGCGAAATACATATGGCAAGTTTATATGGATTAAAGTTTATGGGCAAATATGAGATGAAAAACAAAACTATGCCTCAGGGCGTCATATTACATTTTAAACCCTAAATTTAATTAGACTCCTGCAGTTTTCTCTAAATATAGTAGACACGGGAGTTACCATTGGATTTTACACTACGTTCTTTAGCAGTTGATGAACTTAAACCTAAAGAGAGACCTACAGAAGATATTTCAGACGCACGCCATCGTTCAATGATGGAGGCGATTGCACCCTATGCCAAACAAACTGTACAAAAGAACTTAACACCAGTATACGTTGACTACAAGACACGTAATACTAAAATGGTTCTAGTTCTATGCCCTGAGTGGTCTCCCTATATGCCCCCATTTAGTCTTGCACGATTATCAGGGGTCGCTAAGAGTTCAGGCTATGAAACACATATCATGGACTTGAACGTTAAAGCATATAACGCTTTTAGAGATGATTGGTGGCCTAATCGCAAACTACCTTTTAGACTATGGGATCCTTCAAGTTCATGGCACTGGCTAGGTGATACGTACATGAATGACATTCACCCTGTACTAGAACCTATTCTATCTGAAGCAGTAGATCAGATCATTGAGATGAACCCTGAAGTCGTTGGCTTCAGTGTTTATTATATCAGTGAAGAACCTACTAAGTGGATGTGTCAAGAAATTAAAAGACGTAATCCAAAGATTCGTATTGCAGTAGGTGGTCCAAACGTTCACAAGAGTTGGTTTAAAATTGAACCCTACTATGACTATGTTGTAATTGGAGAGGGTGAACAAAATCTATTAGTAATGCTTGATGAAATCGAGTCTGGTTTCCGTAGTCCCGAACCTCGTATTTTATCACAACCCGAAGACGAACGAATTAACATCAATGGTTTGCCAATGCCGGACTATGAAAGTCTTGACTTCTCACTATATGAAGTTCCCAATGGAGTTAACAGTGAAATTAGTCGAGGCTGTACTGCTAAATGTACGTTCTGTGAAGAAACACACTTTTGGAAGTATCGTCAACGTCAAGCAGTTGACTTGATTGATGAAGTAGAGTGGCTTTACTATAACAAAGGCACCGATATCATTTGGTTCATTGATAGTCTTATCAATGGTAACGTAAAAGAATTACGTGCATTTGCCAAAGCACTTGTTGCTAAAGACTTGAAAGTTCGTTGGACAGGCTATGCTCGTTGCGATGGTCGTATGGACTTAGAATATCTACAAGACTTAGCCGACGGTGGCTGTATTATGTTTAACTTTGGTTGCGAGTCAGGATCACAAAAAGTACTTGACGATATGCACAAAGGTGTTACTATTCGTGAGATGGAACAAAACTTTATTGACTGCAAGAAAGTAGGCATTTGGTGCGCAACTAACTGGATCGTTGGCTTCCCTACAGAAGACTTCCAAGACTATAGTGACACTATGACATTCTTATGGCGTATGCGTAATAACAATATCAATAACGCAGGGCTTGGTGTAGGATATGGTTTGGGTCCAGAAACAATTGTTGGACAGAATCCTCATGCATACAACGTAAGTTGGCACAAGTATCAAGGTCACTGGATCTCAAATGACTTTAAGATTGGCGGCCCGCATGTTATGACACGTGTTAAAACAATTCATATGTTCTTAGATTTCTTTAAGGGAGTAACAGAAGTTCCTGTAAGTTATCCTGTACGTAGTGAATTAGCACAACGTCACTATGACATTAGATTGAATCATCCTGCGATTCAAAAAGAATTACACTATGAAGATTTTGATTACAATATTATTAAGCCTGATCTTAATCCTTTTGCTGATACGCTTGTTAATGAGATGTGGCCATTCTTTAGAAACTTATGGAGAGCCAGAGGAGGCTATACAGCAGAAGTACGATTCCACCCAGACTTGGACTTAAAAGAGTTCGGTACTCAATATGGTCCGGGCCAGTACTGGGCAACCTATAAGTTTAAGATCACTGATGAAGGTCAGTGGGAAGCGGACTTTGATATTAAGTTTAAGCAAGTTGATAACCCATATGATGACAGACTTCCTCCTCCAGAGGGTCGTAAGGGTCCTTTCTATGCACAAGACTATTCACGTATTCAAGCAAACACTGCTAAACGTGCTAGAAAAATGGCTAAGACTACATGGGACAGCGAAGAAGGTCGTAGTGGACAAGACTTTAGTGACTTGTTAGAAGAAGAATTAGAACTAAACGCTACTATTGACTTCTCTTTTGATTATCATTATAAGGGAACTGGCGACTGGAGTAATTACATGGATCACGTAGTTACACTAGAAGAAAAAGAACTTAAGCGTGATAAGTCTAGAGATTTAGCAATGCCTGAAAAGGAAGCAGATACTCAAGCAAAGAAAGTAAAAAGTTCTGTAGTAAGTATTTCACTTGATAGTATTGTTAAAAAGAAACCTGTGCCCTTGTTACCATGAAGTCAGTTAAAGAATTTGAAGTATTGATTGCTAATTACTACGGGGCAAAATATGCTGTAGCAGTTGATTGCTGTACACATGCAATTGAACTATGTTTACGAGTTTATAAACCTCATAGTTCTGTTAATTGCCCGCGCCACACTTATCTAAGTGTTCCCATGACATTTGAGAAATTAAATTTGCCATGGGAATTCTTTGACGTACACTGGAAAGATTATTACTATATTGGTAATACTAATATTATCGACGCCGCAGTATATTGGAAACGTAATGGATATATTCCAGGATCAATGATGTGTTTAAGTTTTCAGTATAGAAAACATTTAAACTTAAATCGAGGTGGAATGATTCTACTTGACAATGAAGAACAATATGAGTTGTTACGTAGAATGCGTTATGATGGTCGTACTGATGATAAGCCTTGGGCTGAACAAGATGTTGAAACAATGGGCTATCATTATTATATGACACCCGAAACAGCACAATTAGGATTACAACGTTTCCAAGAAGTGGTTGACGTTAAGCCCCGCCGCTGGACATATAAAGATTACCCAGACTTAAGATCAATGAGTGTATTTAAATGACATACTATCTAAATGAAAGTGAATGGATGAATTCAACCAACATTCCTGAAGGTATGAATTTAGATATGTTGAACGGTTCAAATAGATTAAACACATTGTTAATTCCTGCTATTAGAAATTCAGTGTATGACAAAATTGTAATTGACTTAGGATGTGGAACAGGCATATTAGGATTAAACGCAATCAAATATGGTGCAAAGTTTGTATACTTTGTTGAACGTGATCCGCATATGTTTCGTATCTTAGAAAACGTTATTAACAAGAAACTAGAATCAACACAGTATAAACTAATCAACAAAGATATCGAAGAATTGTTGATTGAAGACTTTGATATGGGTATTCCTGATATCACTATCAGTGAGTTTTATGGCCCCAGACTATTTGATGAGGGCTATGTTAATTACACTAAGCATATTCGTTCATTGTTTCCCGAATGTTATTTTATTCCGGAAACATTTAAAGTTGACTTTTATCTAAACAGTATTGACTATAAAGAACCTATTTGGCCAACAGAGAACGATTTGATTGACCATTTTAAGTTTATGTACAAGGAAAAGGGCTTTGCTAAGTATATCCATACTGCACAAAATCTTTGCGTAGGGTCAATTGAATTCAATGCAAACACACAAACATTCAACAACAATATGGAATTTACATTTAATGGTACAACAGAATTATTATTAATTGGAGTCGCCAATATCAAACATAATACGTTGCATCAATCTTACACTACATTTGGTTGGCTATTAGACGAATCTGATACTGGTAAAAAGTTTCGTGTTTATTATGACATTGATAATTACTTTAACCCCAGAAAAATAGAAATATGACGTATAGTAGAAATGAATGGGACACACTAAAGAAAGTAATTGTAGGTCGTGCTGACGATGCAAAGATTCCTTTATTGGATCCAAGTTTACGCCTAATTAATTACGCTGACAGACGTTATACATATAACATTCCAACTGGCCCTTATCCAAAGCAAGTTATTGCAGAAGCAAACGAAGACTTAGAGACTCTTGTAAATTTTTTGCAGGGTGAAAGTGTAGAGGTACTACGACCAAACGTTAAAGAAATTCCTAACTACTACAACTATTGCCCACGTGATACTATAATGGCATATGATGACAAAATCATTTCACCTCCAATGGCACTACGTGCTAGACGCAACGAGTGGATGGCATATCACGGTGTTGTAGATATAATTCATTTAATGGGTAGACCTACTGGAAACGACTTATACAATAGTCAATGCTTAGGCAACCCTGACATACTAGCATTGAATGATACAGAGCCTTGCTTTGATGCCGCAAATGTATTACGTAGTAATGATGATTTGTATTATCTTGTAAGTAACACAGGCAACAAAAAGGGTGCAGAACTATTACAAAGTTATTACCCTAACTCTACTGTACACACAATTGAAGGGGTTTACAGTTATATTCATATTGACAGCACGATTGCATTATTGCGTGAGGGTCTAATGTTATTGAACCCATCACGTGTTAAGTCGGTAGAACAATTGCCTAAACCGTTGAGAAACTGGGATGTTATTTGGGCACCCGAGCCAGTAGACATTGGACATTATCCAGGCTACTGTAATGCAAGCACATGGGTCAGTATCAATTTATTGTCAGTGAATCCAAACTTAGTTGTATTAGAAGAACATCAACATAATCTTAGAACAGAGTTAGAGAAACACAATATTGAATGTGCCATGCTACCTATGCGTCACGCACGTACACTGGGAGGATGCTTTCATTGCGTAACAGTTGACCTAAAGCGAGAATGAAATGTTGTCAACGAATGATCTCTATAAAGAAGTACATTGGTTTAATTTTCCTAATCTAAAAACTAAACCACATAGTGATCAACATTATAGTATCAACAAAGTAATACATCAGATAAACAAAACAACACCTATTATTATCTTTATGTTGAATAATAGTTTAAAAGAACTACACCATTTAATACATGATGATGTTGATTATCTAAACGATACCGGAATAGATATCTACTTGTATGAACCTATTATTAGTTACTACAAAGGTAAACACAAGAAAACTCCACAATTCTATCACGAATATATTGGTAATGAAGATGTTAATCTAAATCGTTCAAAAGAACTTGACAGCATTAGTTTATACGCTACCCGAAACAATCTAACTAATATCACAGTACATACCTGTGACTATGATATTGAAAAATATTACCCACACTATAGTAATTTAAAATTAGTTTGCGATGACTTGTTTCTCAAGACTAGTATAACTATGCCAGTGCTAGATACAACCGAATATAAGATAGAACGTAAGTTTCTATCATTAAACTGGAGATATGCTACTCATAGACATATCATAGCGGCATATTTGCAGAATTACCCTAGTTATGTTAGTTGGCAATTTAAATGTGACTTTGAAACATTTAGTAAAAATCTATGGTTTAATATAGAAGACTATAGGGTAGATTACCTCAAGCAATATCGCAAACTAAGTTTGGGAACAATATTACTAGATAAGAAGTCGCCGCTTAACTTAGATCATTCTGTCAAACAACCTATACAAATTAATAAATGGGACGGTGCATATACTATTCCATTGAATTATCATACTATGTCTAACCGTTCAAGCACTGGTATAATAGCATCATTGTATAATAAATCTTTTATTTCTGTGGTAAATGAAACTAGATTTGCACAGCCAACTGCAAATTACTCTGAGAAGATCCTACAAACAATATTTCTTAAGCATCCGTTTATATTAGTTGCACCTCCATATACACTGAAATATATGCGAGAAACTGGACTAAAAACATTTAGTGACTTTTGGGATGAAAGTTATGACGAAGAACCAATACACAGTGTACGAATGGCTAAGATATTAAAGTTGATTGACTATATTGGTAGTAAGTCACTTGAAGAACTCGAAGAATTGAGATCGGAAATCGAACCCATTTTAAAGTATAATCTAGCACTATTGAAACAAACGTATCATACTTTTAATTTGTCAATAGTAAGTAATCCCATTAAATAAAGATATGAATAATGAACGAGTAACACGGGGACATTTGGGCAAATTATGGGGAGATGACTTTAAATACCTACCCTATAAAAAACAACCTATAACTAACCATGAGATAGAAACATGGAGAAATATGGGCTATGACTATGTTAAAAGTTTTACTGGTAGCATGTATGATAATAGAAACCCTATGCCCCAGTGGATAAAGGACATTGAGGGTGCGTTTGGATTGTTTAATCAATCATATACATTCTATAAAATGACCACACTTGAAATTATGCCAATACATAGTGATCATTACAGAACTTACTGCAAACTAAATGAAGTTGATTCCAACGAAGTATATAGAGTTATTTTAATGCTTGAAGATTGGAAGCCCGGCCATTATTTTGAATTAGATGGTGTTGGATACACTAATTGGAAAGCAGGTGATTGGTTTAAATGGCATAACGATACTCCCCATGCGGCCGCAAACATTGGGGTAGAAGACAGATATACATTACAAGTTACTGGACAAAACATTTACTCTGGGCAAATGAATTCTTTGCTTTGTGTTAACGTACCTAACGTTGATACTAAACAATCATCACATCTGTTTTTCAAATATAGTATTGTTCCTAAAATTGAAGATAATCTAACCCGTGCATTTATGGTGTATATGGATAACTCTAGTATCAAACAACTAGATGATATCACGCATGATATAAACGGAAAAGACATATTGAATAAAAATGGTTTGCATATTTATTTGTATGAACCATTGTGCAGTTATCTTAATGGGGCCAAAGTGAAATACAAACACGGCACCAAACATACACAAGGGTTTTACTCAGAGTTTAGTCACGATATTGACTTCCAACAGTTAAGAGCCGATGAGTTAGATAGCATTTTAGATTATATTACACGAAATAATTTAACTAATGTCACTGTACATACATGTGATTATGAAGTTGAAAAGTATTACCCGTATTATAACTCAAAAATGAACTTAGTTACCGATGACTTGTTTTTAAAGACTCAGGAAAATATTCAAGATTTAACTAATCTTGCAAATGACAACTTTACTAAAAAGTTTATGAATTTAAATTGGCGTTACACTAAGCATAGAAATTTAGTTGCTACATATTTGTCTACAATGGATTCAAATGTTAGTTGGTATTTTAAAACTACATTTGATGTGTTAAGTCAAGATTTGCCATTTAAATTAAATGAATGGCATATAAAGCATCCTACACATTTTAGAATACTAAAAGAAAACACCGAATACGTCAATACAAATAGTCCATTGATTGTAGATCAATTTACCAGTGAAGCAGTTTGGGTTAATCATCCACACTTAATGAATCCGTGGCCTAACATGGCAGAATATAAACCGGGTATGACACCTGCGTTATTTAATGGTGTCAGAAATACTTTAGAGCATTATTACTCCGATATCTTTGTCGATGTAATAAATGAAACACGGTTTTTTCAACCAACGGCAAACTTCTCTGAAAAAGTATTTCAAGCAATGCAATATATGAAACCCTTTATTGTAGTTGCGCCACCAAAGACAGTAGAATATATTAAAAGTTTAGGATTTAAAACGTTTGGTGATTTTTGGGATGAATCATATGACGATGAATATGACCATAGTGAAAGATTAGCAAAGATTTTTAAATTGATCGATGGTTTAAATGAATGTTCTATTGATAATTTGAAAAACGTCTATAATAGAATGCTTCCCATATTAGAACATAATACAGCATTGTTCACAGAGAAATTTGCCAACCCTGGTTATAGAATAAAGAGAAATTAATGGAAAAGATAATGTTAATTGCAGGTTGTAGTCATGCTGCCGGATCTGAAATCAATGGACAAGAGGATAGCGTCTATAATAGACAGCAATCATATGGCGCACAACTTGCACGTATTCTAGGTTATAAGCCAGTTAACATTGCATTGAATGGTGCATCAAACAGTTGCATTGCACGTAGTATCTTAAAATGGTTTCAACATAATTATAAGCCAAACCAAATGGAAGTGTTTGTATTAGCATCTTGGACTGAAAGCATCAGATTAGAAGTTGCAAGTAACAGAGGCTTTTGGTATAATGGTAGTAGCAAATCAGCAGACTGGTTTGACGATACAACCAATTCATACTTTAGAATTAACTTTGGCTGGGAAGGCGGAGACCCAGAAGAGAAAGAATTGTTCCCGCGCTATCATAAATTTATGGCAGAGAATGAAACTATGCTAGAGATAATGAGTGCCAATAATGTATTGCAGATTCAATATTTTCTAAAAAGTTTGAATGTTAAATATGTTATGTGCAATGCAATGCATATGTTTACTTTGGGTAGCAAACATGTGCAGGAATATCTTGACTTAATTGACAAACAGTGCTATTATAAACTGAACGGAACTAAGGACGAGGCATTCTTTTGGAAGTATCGCAATTTGGGTTATGAGAACCCTAACGCAAAGTATTGGCATCATGACGAAACACCGCATCGTTTATATGCTGAAGAACTTTACAAATTTATAGAGGAAAACAAATGTTTACATGGATAAAAAGACTTTATAACAAAGTCAAACGTGAAATTCAATACCGCAAACGTATCAAAGAACTTAAAAAACGGGACCCATTCATCTACAAATGAACTACATTGGAATCAGTACTGGCTTTCACGATGCCGCATTAAGCGTTATCGATGACCAGGGTAACATATTATTTGCTGGACACAGTGAACGTTATAACAAAGAAAAGCACACTAAAGATTTGTGCAATGATATTGTTGAGGATGCACTAAAGCACTGCAATAGTAGAGATGTTGAACTTCACTACTATGAACGTCCTTGGATGAAGTTCTTTAGGCAATTGCGTTCAGGAGAAAAGCCTAAACTATCTAGTTTATTCACTAAAGACCTTATTGGTTCAAAATTTGTGCATAAACTACAAGATGGTCGTAATGGTAAGATTCATACTCATAGTCATCACTTAACTCATGCGGCCGCAGGATTTCAAACATCACCCTTTGAACATGCAACAGTTGTTGTGATTGACGCTATTGGTGAGTTGGATACTATCAGTATATGGGATGCAAGTTATGATAAAGAAGGTAAAGCAACATATAAGAAACTTTGGGGGCGTAGATACCCTGACTCGATTGGTCTTTTTTATTCTGCGATGACACAACGAGTGGGCTTACGTCCACTAGATGAAGAATATATCTTAATGGGTATGGCTGCATATGGCAAGCCTATTCATGCTAGTAAGATAGAATATAATGTATTAGCCAATAGAACCACACTTGATTTCAAGTTAAATCTACATACTGGCATTAGCGATGATTTCTTAGCAGGTGCTAATGAAATGGATATTGCCGCTTCTACACAAGCACTTACAGAAACATTGATTACTAATGTTATCGCTAAAGCAAAGTTCTTAGGTTCAAGTCAGAACTTAGTATATGGTGGTGGCGTTGCTCTTAACTGTCTTGCTAATAGATTATTAGGAGATCACTTTAAGAATATTTGGATTATGCCTAATCCGGGTGACGCTGGTAACAGTCTTGGTGCAGCCTGTTTGGGTTATGGTAAGAAAGTTAAGTGGACAGATGCATTCTTAGGATATAACATTGAGGGTGATTATCCCGTTGACGATGTAATTAAAGAGTTGTATACGAATAAGATCGTAGGAGTTGCTAGTGGTCGTGCGGAGTTTGGCCCACGTGCTTTGGGTAATCGATCATTGTTAGCGGATCCTAGAGGATCAGATATTAAGGATAAAGTAAATGAAATTAAGCGAAGACAGAAGTTCCGCCCGTTTGCGCCAATTATTTTGGAGGAACATGTTGATATGTATTTTGACATGCCTCGTGGTTTCGATAACAGTAGGTATATGCAAGTCATCGCTCGTTGTAGGCATCCTCACATATTTCCTGCTATCGTTCACGCTGACTTTACTAGTCGTGTGCAAACTGTACCTAACGACGGATCTGGAATTAGAAAACTCTTAGAACATTGGTACAAAGAAACAGGTTGCCCAATGCTACTAAACACATCACTTAACATTCGTGGAGAACCAATGGTAAACAATCGTGAAGACGCAGACAGATTTGAAAAACTTTATAATGTAACAGTCTGCTCATAAGTAAATGTATGTTGAGAGATGTATTTTACTATGGCAAAAAGCCAAACGTTCACCCCAGAGAAAGACACGCTGAATCACTAATAGATGCCCGTGCCAAGGCTTCTACTAGCCACTTCTGGATCATTAATGAATTCTGCGATTACAAAAATTTCGATTGGGACTTTGACTTTGAATTCTTATCCGACGAAGATGTATGGGCTGAAGATCATAACAATGTGTGGCCCAGCCAACATCAAAAAGATAGTGGCACTTGGCTATGCCCAAAAGAACACAGTGACTTAATTATCTATCGTGCAGATGTAAATCCTGTACGTAGAAAAAATGAAAAAACTGACAACTGGGTCGAATTAGATTTAATCGATCAAAGTAAGTTTGACTTCTCATGGCATCCCGATCCTTCTGAACCTGCTTATATCTATAAATGGGGAAATAAGTTTGCACCTGTACAATTAAAAACTGTATTAGAATATCACGTTGAGGGTGCAACTCAAGTCAAGTACATGGACTCTATTGTAGAGTTGCTTCCTGAATTAGATAGATGGGTAGAAGTTCAACCAATTGACAAAGATAAATTTGATATGTCTTGGCGTCCCGATCCAATGGACACCCCGTTCATTTATATTTGGGGTAACAAGTATATCGAAGGCACATTAAAATCTACACTTGAATATCACGCACCTGGCGCAACTGATAAGAAGTACATGCCTAACCCAATTGAAGTTCTCCCTGAATGGGACAAGTGGGAAATATTACACCCTGTACACAAAGATAGTTTTGACTTCTCATGGAGACCTGATCCAAGAGAACCAAATATGAATTATGTATTTGGTCATAGTCAATATGACAGTACTAAGATGCCTACTATCATTTATAAGATGGATGGGGCAACTGATGAAAAGCATATGCCTAGCGTTGCTAAACTATTGCCTCAAGTCTCACGTTTTGAACACTTAGAAGATTGTAATGGCATTGATTACAGTTGGGTTCCTGATCCAACTGCGCCTCCTTATATCTATGCATGGGGCAATCAATGGAACAAGCCAGAAGATAAAATCTCTATTCAGTATGTAGTAGAAGGTGCAACCGAATATCAATACATGACAGAACGTGCTACACGTAAACCATGTAAAGATAACTGGGAAATTCCTACAGACATAGATACTGCTGGATTTGATTTCAGTTGGGAGCCTAGTCCTGCCGACCCACCGTTCATCTATGAGTTTGGCACACAGTGGCAGAAGACAGGTGGTCCTCGTTATGTAGTAGAGGGCGCAACTGAAGTAAAGTATATGGACTTACAACATGTAAGAAAACTGCCATCTACTGATAACTGGGACATACCTTCATATATTGATAAAGATAGTTTTGATTTTAGTTGGCATCCAGATGCCACATCTCCTAAGTATAATTATAACTTTCCTACTCAGTGGGCGTTGTCGGGAGGCCCTACGTATAAAATGGAAGGCGCAACAGAAATAAAGTATGTTGAAGACCAAAAAGCAAAAGCATTACCTAATAAAACAAACTGGGAATACTACCCTGATTTAATTGATGAAGATAGTTTTGACTTCTCATGGCATCCATATGTAGAAGATCAACCTTACATTTATATCTTTGGTACACAGCATCAAAAGACCGGTGGACCAAAGTATATTACCCCTGGCTGTCACAAAAATTCACCGATCAAGTATATTGACACACGTATTATCAAAGCAAAACGTTTGCCTAATCTTAAGAATTGGTATGTAGTCACTGATGCTAAATTATCGTCATTTGATTATAGTTGGCATCCAGATGATACAGAAGAGCCGTACATCTATGCTTTTGGTAATAATCAATATCCGGCAGAAATTATGCCCACTGTTGAATATCGTGTGCAGGGTGCAACGCAGGTTAAGTATGTAAACTCTATTGTTGCTACTCTTGCACCTGACAGGGCAAAATGGAATATTCCCAGTGACATTGATGATACTGGCTTTGATTATTCATGGAGACCCAATCCCAAAGATCCTGCTTATATCTATGAGTTCGGCACTCAGTGGCAGAAGACAGACGGTCCTCGTTATGTAGTAGAGGGCGCAATTGAAGTAAAGTATATGGACTTGCAAAAAGTAAAAAAATTGCCATGCAGTGATAACTGGTCTATACCTTCATATATTGACAAAGATAGTTTTGACTTTAGTTGGCATCCAGATGCCACTGCCCCTGCATATGAGTATGTATTTGCTACACAGTGGGCATTTAGTGGTGGGCCGGTGTATCACATGAAAAATTCAACAGAAATTAAATATGTTGAAGATCAAAAAGCAAAAGCATTGCCCGATAAAACAAATTGGGAATACTATCCTGACTTGATTGACGAAGATAGTTTTGACTTCTCATGGCATCCATATGTAGAAGATCAGCCTTATGTCTATATCTTTGGTACACAACATCAAAAGACAGGTGGCCCAAAGTATATTACTCCTGGTTGTCACAAGAACAGTCCTGTTAAGTATATTGATACACGTATTCTAAAAGCAAAACGTTTAATGAGTCTTGATAACTATACTGTAGTTGGTAACTTAAAAGTATTTGCTTTTGATTATTCATGGCATCCTGATGATACAGAAGAACCTTATATCTATCAGTTTGGTAATCAGTACTATGATGCTGAAACAATGCCTACTGTACAATATAAAGTTCCCAACGCAACACAAGTTAAATATGTCAGTGGGCTAAAAGCAACTCTTGCACCAGATAGAACTAATTGGGTTATTCCCAAGAATGTTGACGCTACTGACTTTGACTTCACATGGAAGCCTAATCCACATGCGCCACCTTATATCTATGAGTTTGGCACACAATGGCAAAAAACAGACGGCCCTCGTTATGTAGTAGAGGGTGCAACAGAGGTAAAGTATCTAGATGGTTCAAAGGCTAAAAGACTTCCTTCAGAAGAAAACTGGACGATTCCTAGTAATATTGATATTACTGGATTTGATTTTTCATGGCATCCAGACAGTACTAGTCCTCCTTACATGTATGTATTTGCTACTCAGTGGGCACTCAGCGGAGGACCTATATACACAGTTCCAGGTGCTACTGAGTTAAAATTTGCAGAAGAACAATCAGCAAAAGCATTACCTGATAGAACTAACTGGGAATATTTCCCTAATGAAATTGATGTAGAAGCATTTGACTTCTCATGGCACCCTTACTTAGAAGATCAGCCATACATTTATCAGTTTGGTACTCAGTGGCAAAAGACAGGTGGACCGCAGTATGTTGCGCCTGGTGCAACTAAAGAGTCACCTATCAAATATATTGACACACGTATTATCAAAGCAAAACGTTTGCCCAACAGAGATAATTGGAAGGCATTAGAAAATTATACAGTAGTAGATTTCGATTACTCATGGCACCCTGATGAAACAGAAGAGCCATATATCTATCAATTTGGTAATCAATATCACTCACCCGAAGTGATGCCTACGATTGAATACAAAGTAAAGAATGCAACTCAAATCAAATACGTGAATAAGCCACTTGCTACTCTTGCGCCCGATATGGACAATTGGGAAGTGCCTAGTGATATTGATGTAACTAAGTTTGACTTCTCATGGAAGCCAAGTCCCAAAGACCCTGCGTATATCTATCAGTTTGGTACTCAATGGGCTAAGACACGTGGCCCGCGTTATGTAGTTCCCGGTGCAAAAGATGTTAAGTATGTTGACATTATCAAAGCACGTGCGTTGCCAAAGAATACTAACTGGGAAGTTCCTGCTAACATTGATGTTAATAACTTTGACTTCTCATGGCATCCCGATGATACTGACCCTGCTTATATCTATCAGTTTGGTACACAGTGGGCATTTACTGGTGGACCTCGTTACACTGTACCCGGTGCAACTGAAGTCAAATATGTTGAAGGTTTAACAGCCAAGTCACTTACTAATATGACTAACTGGGAAATACCAAATGATATCTCAGCAACAGAGTTTGATTTTTCATGGCATCCATATGCGGAAGATGATCCTTTCATCTACCAGTTTGGTACACAACATCAAAAGACAGGTGGGCCGCGATATATAGTACCTGGTGCAACTAAACTCAAGTATGTTGATACACGTGTGTTGAAAGCACGTAAACTTCCTACTAAAAAGAACTGGGATATTCCTACAACAATAGATGTGAGTAAGTTCGACTTCTCATGGCATCCTGATGATACAGCAGGCCCTGTTATCTATCAGTTTGGTACTATCGTAGACCCAATTGACGGACCAAAATACATTACACCAAACAACAACGGAGAAGTTGTAAACTTAGAACGTGTTGAGATCGAAGAAGTTAAGAAAGAAGAGTATGCTCAATATCTAATTGAGACTACACTTGAAGATTTGGTTGATAAACATAAAGACGAAGTATTCTGGGCATTGAACCCTGACTTGAATTATTCAGAGTTTGATTTTAACTGGCGCCCTAGCATTGAACAAGCACATTATGTTCATGCATTTGGTACACGTGACAACATGAATACACAAACGTATTTTGTCAACGGGCCACAATGGTTCAAAGGCAATCGTGAAATTAACTATGTCGAAGATCAAAAAGTTGAGATCAAAGTTAACATTGATATGTTCTATGTTGATAGAGGTAACAAAGAATCCGCTAATAGATTTGAAACGCTTAAAGCAAAATTTGGTAATAGAATTCAAAAGACACGTTACCTAAACTCTTGGGTCGATACAATCACTCGTTGCACTAATCGTGCTACAACTAATTTGGTATGGGTACTAAACTCAGAACTAGACTATACAGGTTTTGACTTTGACTATTACCCTAACCCCTGGCAGATGAAAATGGTAAACGTGTTTGGTACTCAGTGGTCACACTGGGGTACAACATTTATGATTAACCGTGAAACGTTTGCACAAGACACAAAGTATGTTAAAATCATCGAACACTTGAATAATCTAAACTTTGTTAAAGATAATCGTACTAAGGCAACAAAAGCATTACACGATGTATATGTTATCGATCATGGTAATCCTGAAGTAACTTCAGTTGTCGAACAGATTACTCAAAAGGTTGATGAAAAATCTATAACAGTTGTCAAGTACAATAAAAGTTATTTGAACACACTACGTGAGATTATCAATAAACAGCCAGAAAAGAAAGAACATTATCTGTGGCTATGCAGTAGTGTTTGTGACTACAGAGAGTTTGACTTTAGTTATATCTGTGATCCTTTCGCTAAAGATCAACTACATGTATTCCCTAGTGGTAAACAAAAGTTTGGAGACACGTTCTTTATTGATGTAAACAAGACTAGAGAGTTAATTGCAGACATGAAAGTTCTTGAGGACTATCATAAAGTAAACTATAACTCTACACTACGTGCGCAACGTTTGCCAGAGCCAACTATTGTTACTAGTAAAGATACAATGGTTGACGCAGTTACTAGCATTGGTAATTGGCCATATGCTACATTGATTTCAGAAGACAATAACAATATTGAAAAGATTGAAATTGAACCAATGAACTTGTGGGCGCCCGATACTAAAACTATTATCATTACTAGTACCGGCGCAAGTAGAATTGTTGTACCACGTGAAGTTAATGACTATGTAAAGAAAGAGTTGTATGATTATCCTTACATTAAGAAATCTACAAAACTTTCTAAGTCTAACCCAATGGACATTGTATTCTTAAGCAATGGTGAAACTGGCGCAGAAGAAAACTACGAACATCTATTACGAGTTACTAAAGGACTTAAAAACAGAGTAGTTAGAGTTGATGGCGTAAATGGTCGTGTAGCAGCCTATCATGCTGCCGCAGAAGCAAGCAACACTCCTTGGATGTTCACGGTGTTTGCTAAGTTAAAGGTCAGTCCTAAATTCGATTGGAACTGGCAACCAGATCGTATGCAGATTTCAAAGCACTATATCTTTCAAGCAAAGAATCCAGTGAATGGTTTGATTTATGGTCACCAAGCAATGATTGCCTACAATAAGAAATTAACTCTTGCCAATGAAGGTAAAGGCTTAGACTTTACCCTTGACGATGAACACGAAGTAGTAGAACTATTATCGGGTACAGCGATGTACAACACGGATCCTTTCTCAACATGGCGCACAGCCTTCCGTGAAGTACTGAAACTAAAAGCCGAAGATAGTGATATTGCTCGGGAGCGCCTTGATGCATGGATGAACAAAGCCGATGGGGACTTTGCACAATTCAGCATCAAGGGCGCTGTTGATGCTGACGAGTTCTATGAAGAAGTCAATGGTGATTTTAATCAGTTGAAACTTTCATACGAGTGGGCGTGGTTGCGCAAAAGATTCGAAGAATTGTAACCATAACACTTGCTTTATGGAACAAAGGCAAGTATAATAGTATATGGCTAATCAGAACATCATACAGTATTTCCAAACTCATTGCGATGCTAAGGGTATCCCATGCATTAGTAATGAGAAGTGGAAGGTGTTCATTACTCAATACACTATCAGTGAAATCAAAGAAGCACTAGCAGAGTATATCACTAGCAACAACATTCCTTTTCCTATTAAAGATATTCCCACAACTGATATGGAAGAAAACTTCCTACGTTTGTGTAGAACATCAATGATGGGCGAGTACAAAGACTTTGATACTGTACAAGAAAAGTTTGTTTACAAATATACATATGACGCAAATCCATTAGGAGTCATTGATAAAGGTCACGTTTACAACAAGTGCGCTGATTACTTTCAACAAGAAAATCGCATGAAGTGCGGCAGTACACAGGTCGATAGTCCCTGGGATATTTGGAATACTAAGTCAAAGTTATCAAAGATGAATTGGCATTTTTGGCGTAGTGGCACATTAGGCAACAGTGATATTGGCCCCGCTACGTTTCGTAGTGCATTTCGTTTAGGAACATATACTGCCACACAGTTTAAGCCTAGTGTAGCAAAAGCATTGTATGAAAAGCATCAGGCTATGAACGTACTTGATACAAGTTGTGGATGGGGAGATAGACTTGCTGGTTTCTATGCTACACCCAACACACGAATTTATGTAGGGTGTGATCCTAATCCTGATACGTTTGCCGTATATAAACAGCAATGTATTGAGTATGAACGTTTATTAGGTGGTAAAGCCGCTATCGTAGAGGATGTCAACTATTTTAGTTGTACAGGCGTTAAACATGTAGAGATATGGAATCTACCTAGTGAAGACGTTGATTGGAAGTTGTATGAGAATACGTTTGACTTTTACTTTACATCACCTCCTTACTTTGAAACTGAAAAGTATGCAGAGACAACTAGCAAGGTAGATCAACAATCTTGGAAGCGTTATCCTGATTACCAATCGTGGAAGAATGATTTCTTCTTTAAGGTAAATCGAATGGTATGGGATACATTACGAGAAAATGCATATATGATGATTAATATTATCCCACCTTTGCGAGTTCGTGCTAAAACAAATCTATGTGATGAAATGGTTGATGACATACTAACTTACCCCAACGCTAACTATTTGGGTAAGATTGGTATGCGATTACAAGCAAGACCGCATCGAATCAAGACTGGTGGCAAGAATGGAATCTTTATAGAACCTATATGGGTTTTTAGAAAAAACAACTCAACTTACCCAAAATCTATTAGTTTTACTGATTTCTTTAAATAAGGACTTGACTTTTAATCCAAGACTAAATATAGTTATGAACATGACAGAAACACAAAAACAAAAAATCGTATACGGTCTACTATTTGCACCAATAGCAGCCTTCGTGCTACATAGATTAGCACTAGAAGCATGGTGCATTATATATGGACTCATTTATTAAGGAGATATCCATGAAGAAGATTATTGGTAGTTTAATTATCGCTGTGTTAGCAACAATGGCTACTCCGGCAATTGCAGGTGGTCGCCATGATTATCGTTGGGGTGTTGATAGCAATCGCCACAGCCCATATCATCACGTAAATCGTCACCATCATCACAGACACGGTACTGTGATTATTCATCGTGATAACTGGGTAGGACCTTTGATCGGTGGTGTAATTCTAGGTGCAGTTATTGCCGATGCTAAGGATAGAGATAGAGAAGAAAGAGTTGTTATCGAACGAACCCAGCCAGTTCAAGTTTGTACTGATTGGAAAGAAGTAATGACTGATGATGGAAGAATCTACAAAGAGCGTATTTGTCGGTAATTAATGAAATATCAAGTTTTTGAATTTTGGTACACGTTAGATAAAGTTCAACCACAGTTAAATGCACTTTATTCTGATAGTTTTGATAAAGTTATATTGTATGGTCCACATGAATGGACATATTGGGAATGCAATTATTGGAATGAACTAATTAAAGCCTGTCAAGAAAATAATCATAAACTTACTATCATTACTAGTACTAAAAAATATTTCACTGACGAAGAACCTAAGTTAGATATTGACCATGAAATTATTAATTGGCCAACTCACTATTTTTCTAGAACATATATACATTTAGAATCATTAAAAAACGCTATACCTAATGTTGATAATTATCAACATCATTTTGTTAGCATGAACTATAGACCTAGAAAAAGTCGCTGTTTATTAATGGATCTAATTGCAAAACATAAATTATTACATTTTAATGCTATTTCATGGCACAACCCTAATATTGAATATGAATGGAAATATTGGAAGCCTAGATTGATGCAGTTATCAGATATTTCTTTTACGCAGTCACGTAACTATAACGTATTGCCAAAAGAATATTATAACTCTTTTGCACAACTGATAAGCGAGACTAGAACAGATACATTATCTGTCTCTGAAAAAACTGCTACTGCTATTTTTATGGAGAAACCATTTTTAGTAGCATCATGTAGTCACTTTCACAAATATCTTGACGAGTTAGGATTTTTGCGCTATGATGAGATTTTCGATTACACATTTGATACAGTAGAAAATACTGAAACTAGATTTGATTTATTAGTTGAAAATTTTAAGAACTTGTCTAAAGTACCGTTAAAAGATTTACCTAAACTAAGAGAAACAATACAAGACAAACTTAGATATAACAAACAAAGGGCACAAGATATAGTATTTGACCATGATTTGTATCCCGAGGTAATAAAAGAACTAATTGATGTTTACAAAACAGAAGGTGTTATTTTGAATAAAATTTTAGTTAATATGTATGAAAATACATTTGAAACTAAATAAGAGTTATGACAGTATGAAGTAGACTGAAAAGGATTCAAGACGCGGGGGCAGTGCCCGCCATCTCCACCATAGACACATTGTTTAGTTATGGGATTTGCGTATGCGAGTCGGCAGTGTGTCTATGATGGGGATGACACAGGATCGATTGGGTCAAGAGTAAAGAAATGGACTGTTCGGCAATGTAGAAGCCGTTAGGATTGGGGGAACCCGGTCGAAGAAGCACAAAAAAGTAACTGCAAATGACAATTACTACACTGAGGAACTACGCCTAGCGGCGTGAGTCTCACGAGGCTGACTACCTTGTAACCAAACAGTTGGGAAAAGGCTCTTCGGAGCCTTTTCTTTTGGTTTCATAAACTAAATACAATAATGAAAACGTATCGTTCCATCTTTATTTCAGACGTTCATCTTGGTACCAAAGACAGCCAAGCAGGAAAACTTAACAACTTTTTGAAACATAACAGTTGTAATACATTGTACTTGGTCGGAGATATTATTGATGGATGGAAGATACAACAAAACAAATGGCGCTGGAAACAAAGTCATACTAACGTAGTTCGTAGAGTATTAGGTCACGCTAAACGAGGTACTAGAGTAGTATATGTAGCAGGCAACCATGATGAATTTTTAAGAACAATGCTACCCTATAATTTTAATTTTGGGTTAATCGAAATTCATAACCAAATAGAACATGTCGGGGCGGATGGCAAACACTATCTAGTCATACATGGTGATTTGTTTGATGGCATCACACGACTAGCACCATGGATAGGATTTTTAGGAGACAAAGCATATGATATCATTTTATCGCTTAATAGCAGATTCAATTGGATCCGTCATCGTATGGGTTTTGGGTATTTTAGTATTAGTAAATATCTTAAACACAAAGTAAAAAAGGCAGTTGATTTTATCTTCCAGTTTGAATCAAATTTGGCAGCATATTGTAAAAAAAGAGACTACGATGGTGTGATCTGTGGACACATACATCACGCTGAAATAAAAGAAATTAATGGTGTAATATATATGAATGACGGCGATTGGGTAGAAAGTTGTACAGCACTAGTAGAGCATCATGACGGCCGTTGGGAAATCGTAACTTGGACTAAGGAGAAAGATGATGAAAGTAAAGAAGATAGTAAAGAAAATGTATCAAGCAATATTGAACCATAATGAAGAGAAAGAAAAAAAGTTGTGGCTAAAGGCATTGAATAAGTCATTAAAGAACAAACACACTCAAGTTATTAGATAATGATGAAAGATAAAATAACCATTGTTGTTCCTTGCAAGAACGAAGAAAATTATATTCATCACTTACTAGAATCATTGCGTCAGCAAGACATTAGTGATACTAAAATTATCATCGCTGATTGTTCTACCGACAATACTAGACAAGTTATCAGAGATAATTGTGGTTCGTTGAACGTAGAAATCATAGACGGTGGTCCTGTTTCATTTGCAAAAAACAATGGTGCCCGACTGGTTACCACTCCTTACATCTTATTCATTGATGCTGATGTTCGGTTCTTTAAAAACACTGTTATTAAAGATGCAGTGAATGAAATTGTATCTAGTGATTTGGATCTTATCGGATTAAACATCAAGTGCTATGACAATGATATTAGAGCAATCATAGGCTTTTCTATCTTCAATGTAATAAATCACATATTGAAATATTTCTCTCCGTTTGCAGTTGGTGCATTTATGTTAACACGTAGAGACAGGTTTGAAGAATTGGGTGGATTCCCCGAAAAGACTGTAACATCCGAAGACTATTTTTTATCCAAAATGTACAGTCCAAAAAAGTTTAAAATTATCAATCATCACTTTGGTCAAGATTCTCGTAGGTTTAAGAAAATGGGATACTTTGGTATGGCCGCATATCTAATTAAAAACTTTATTAATCGCAACAACAAAGAATACTGGGACCGTTTAGACTCATCCAAATATTGGAACTAACCAGTTTTCAACTAAAATTGTGACCCGGATCACATCCTGTGTACGATATAACCTTGACAGTGGCACTACAAATGCTATATACTTGTTAAGTTATTTTTTATATAAGGAATATTATGACAACAACAATTACAATTAAAGACAAAGCAGTGAATGCTACATATCAAAACGTTACGGGTTTAACAGGTGGAGCAGGAGTTGACGCAGTTTTTGACGTAGTAAAAACAAACGGTGTTTACACAGCAAGTTTAGACAGTCTAGCCGCAAGTGCTGGTTCTGGATATGTTGCAGGTGACACTATCACTATTCTAGGTTCTGCACTAGGTGGCGTGAACGGCACAAACAACTTGATTCTAACTGTTGCAACAGTTGGTACTGCAGGTAAGATTGCTACGTTTGGTGCTGTTGGTACAGGTCGAGTTGGTGATGGCACTGTTGATGTTGCTGTTGATGTAACCGGCACTACCGGCATTGACACATACACACTAAATGGCGCAAGCACAGACTTCACAATTACTAAGACCGCAGACAAAATTACAGCCGCAAGCACAGTCGCAACCAATGTTACATTTACATTAGCAGACCACGAGCGTGTTGTATTTGATAACAAAGGTATCGCCTTTGATGCCGCAGGTCGTGCAGGTGACGTATATGCATTACTGGCTGCCGCATTAGGTACAAGTGATGTTACTAATTCATACAAAGGTATTGGTATCTATCTTGCTGACAATGGTTGGACTAACAAACAATTAGCAACAGCATTACTAGCCACTGATACTTACAAAACTGATGCAGGTGGAGTAAGCGATGAGACATTCATCAAGCACGTTTACAAAAACGTATTTGGTACAGATGCTACATTGACGCAAGTTACAGAATATACAACTTGGATGCACAACAGCAATCTAAGTCAAGCGGATGTTCTAATAGCCGCAAGTGAATTAGCCGCATTTGAAACTACAATCGGTTTAACTGGGTTAGCAACAACCGGTATCGAATATACCCCATTCGTAGCGTAATCAGTTTTACGCTATTCAAAAGGCTCTTAGGAGCCTTTTCCATTATAAATACTTTGATGAACCCTGACTACATTGAAATATTACCCGATTACAAAGTTGATTTATCTAAGTTATTAGAAGAATATAACATGGTAAAACATTTATTATCTGACCGCAAACGTCCAAATAGTTCGGTATTGATACAACGTGCATTGAATTTAGCAACTGGTCATCGTCCTACAGACACACTTGATTCATTGCCCTACACCGTTAATGTTGTAAAACATCTAATGGCCACACATAGTTTCAACACGGTATCATATAGATGCATTATGCCCGATACGTGCTATTCTTGGCACACTGATTTTAGCGAAATGTGCTTGCATATTCCGTTAATCACTAACGAAGGATGTAGATTTGTCTACGAAGATAAAGCATTTCACATGCCCGCAGATGGTTCCGTATATATAGTTAATAATGAAAAATCTCATTCTTTTATGAATGGTGGAACTGAACCCAGAGTACATATCACCTTAGAGAATTTTGGTTCAAGGCCAATGCGATAAATACTATATGGATATTAAAGAACTTCACTCATTTAAAATGTCAGATGCCGTGAAATTTCACGACAAATTGAACCCAAATCTATGGCGTAATAACCAATTAGATCCTGCGGTTAGAAAGCAATTGATTGTCATTGCTGAAGACTTTTTATCCAACATGGGCATCAGTGGCCTAGACGTAAAAGACATTACAGTATCCGGTTCTAGTGCGGCATATTCATATACCCCACATAGCGACTTAGACTTGCATATCCTTGTTGATATGACTAAGTTGCCAAATGACGAAGTTTACAGAGAGTTATTCACTGCTAAAAAGACAATATATAACGATAGTCATGATATCAAAGTGAAGGGTGTACCAGTAGAACTTTATGTGCAGGATTCTAATCAACCAATAGTTTCATTGGGCGAGTACAGTATTCTTAATGATAAGTGGCTTAAGATTCCTTCAAAGCGCAGAGCAAATCTTGACCAAAATGCAACTAAAGCAAAGTATGACAAGTTAGCAGGACTTGTTGATCTAGCACTTAAGTCACGTAATTTAGAACGAGTCAAAGACACTATCAAAACTATCAAGCGTTATCGCCAAGCAGGTTTAGATACGTTTGGTGAGTTTGGTCCTGAAAATCTTGCATATAAAGCAGTTAGAAGTCAGGGTGCAATCGATGCACTTTACAAGTTGCGTGATGAGTTACACGGTGAAGAACTTAGCATTGAAGAAATGTATTCAGGTCCCAAAATGAAATTTTTAAAGCCTGGCGAGTTGAAAGGTTCATATTCTGACTATGATTTACTACGCATGGGCTTTAAGAAATCACAAAATGGCTCATGGTATATTCCACAAACCAAGTGGGATAAACTTGTTAACGCACAACAAATCGGCGAAGAAGATTTAGCAGAACGTTATTCTAAAGAGTTTGAAGGCTATTCAGGAAATAATCCTGCTATAGGTAAACTTAAAGTACTAACCCCCAGAGATATTAGAGGCAAGTATACAGATGACCAACTTGTTGCTGTAGGATTTAAAAAAGAACCAAATGGTAATTTTACCATTCCTTTATTGAAGTGGAATAAACTACGATCAACAAAGAAGTTAGAAGACAGTGTTAGCGAAGATGAAACCATGCAATATGCCGCAGAAAAAATAGCGGCAACAAATCCATATGGTGGTATGAAAGATAGACAATATCGCGGATCAGTTTCAGAAGCATCAGGATACATTCCAAGCGAAAAAGAAAAGAATGATCCTCGCTGGAGCATGGCATTAACCAAAGACGTTCGTCCAAACGCAGTTAAAAAGAATGCTAAGGCATTTAGTTGGCTCACAAACAGAGCCGGTGTTCCTCCCCAAGCCAGACCGGATGGCAAAGTAAAATAACGGTTGACATTAAATGAGTTTGGGCTTATAGTCACACTATGTCTGAACGATTTAGTACCTCACTTGAAGCCAGAGACATTATTGTGGACCTGCGTCGGCAGTTGAAACGTTCACGTTATAATCCTGACCTACATAAATTATGTAACAATTTGGGTGAAATGAATTCCCAACTCAGTAGGCTTGAGGTAGAAGCCCGTCAAACTCATAAAGACCACAAAGTTGTTGCATATAAGCAACAGATTGCACAATCTATCGATTATCTCGAAAAAATGATACTAATTCTTAAACTTATGGATTAAAGTGCTTGACTTTAATTCAGTTTGGGCGTACAATACATGTATTGACACTAAGAAATCGGAGTTAAAAATGAAAGCATTGAAAGCATATTTGGACCGTAAGAACGCATACGCTACGATCTTTGGCGCCAAAGCACTTACGTTAGACAGTGCAGTTGATCGTCAGGCTATTGCCGATAGTATCGATTGTGATTTGAGTCCTGAAAATTTGACTTGCGATGGTGAATTGCCCCGCAGTCTTGTTCAAGCCCGTTATAAGGAATTGACTAATGCGGCACGTGAGTTGCAAAAATTAGACCCATCTGTAAAATTTTATGAGTTTGCCTAATTTAAGGCTTGACATTAATTCAAAACCCTGTTATATTACATATATTGTTAAACAAAGGAGCAACTAACAATGTCTCACGTATCTGATAATCTCACAATTACTTCTGTTCAGGCCCGCAAGGCAATTCTGACAGCATTCAAAGCAAAGCGACCCGTTTTTCTTTGGGGACCTCCCGGCATCGGTAAGTCGGAAGTCGTAGAAGAAATCACTAACGAACTTAGTGGTGCTATGATTGACTTGCGTATGGCGCAGATGGAACCAACTGATATTCGTGGTATCCCTTACTTCAATAAAGAAATCAACAAGATGGACTGGGCTGAGCCTGTCGATCTTCCTAGCGAAGAATTCGCTAAAGACTACCCTATCGTAGTTCTCTTCCTCGATGAAATGAACTCTGCACCCCCTGCAGTGCAAGCGGCTGGCTATCAACTTATTCTTAACCGTCGTGTAGGTAAGTACAAGTTGCCTGATAACGTTGTTATTGTTGCCGCAGGTAATCGTGACAGTGACAAGGGTGTTACGTATCGTATGCCGATGCCCCTTGCTAATCGTTTCATTCACATTGAAATGCGTCCCGACTTTACTTCATGGCAGAATTGGGCTGTAAACAAGAACATTCACAAGGACGTTGTTGGTTATCTGTCTTTTGCAAAGCAGGACCTCTATGATTTTGATGCAAAGTCTTCAAGCCGTGCATTTGCTACTCCCCGTTCGTGGTGTTTCGTTAGCGATTTGCTTGATGACGAAGACAACACTGATACTGATACATTGTTCAATCTTGTTGCAGGTTCAGTTGGTGATGGTCTTGCTACAAAGTTTATGGCACACCGCAAGGTTGCAGGTCGTATGCCTAACCCAACTGACATTCTGTCAGGTAAGGTAACTGAACTCAACGTTAAAGAAATCAGTGCGATGTACTCACTCACTGTTTCTATGTGCTATGAACTCAAGGATTCACTTGAGAACAAGACTGCTGATCGTAAGCAGTTTCACGAAATGGCTGACAACTTCTTCTCATACATGATGAAGAATTTCGAAACTGAACTTGTTGTTATGGGTGCTAAGATTGCGCTTAAGACTTACAAGTTGCCGATTGAGCCTTCTCAATTGAAGAACTTTGACGAGTTTCACAAGAAGTACGGCAAGTACATTGTGGAAGCAGGCAACTAAATAGTTGCTCCTAGAGGGGGTAGGGTACGAGACATACTCTATCCCCTCGCTTTTATTAGGATTTATATGTCTGATACAGAAAAGAAGAAACTAGAAGTTGTATTTGCGCCCGGGTGCTTTGATGACTTTGAAGGATCGCAGGAAGAACTAGATGATCTAGTAGCAGAAATTAGTCGCCTAGTTGAATCTGGTGAAATGTTTGAGCAAGCAGGGTCCATGGTCCTTTCCGACATGGACCTTTCCGATGAAGAGGTTGAAGAACTTCTAATTGATTTAGATGATGAAAAATCTATCCGCTCGGTACATTAAAGGCTTGACATTTAATCCATTCCTTGCTATAATTAAAACATAATCAATCGAAGGAGTTTTTATGAGCGATGTAATTTCCCCCGCTAAAAAGAAAAAGCGCACCCGTAGCAAGAAGTTTGAAAATCTTATTGGACCAATGGATCCTAAGATTGACAATCTCGCACGTGAACGATTGATTACTGCACGTATCGGCTTACTGTTGCGTCATTCTTTCTTTGGCAATCTTGCAACCCGTCTCACTCTCATTAATGCTGATGAGTGGTGTTCGACTGCGGCAACTGATGGTCAAAAGTTCTATTACAACTCTCGTTTCATTATGATGTTGAAGCCTAAGGAAGTTGAATTCCTCGTAGGTCACGAAGTATTGCACGTTGTTTATGATCACATTGGTCGTCGTGGTACACGTGACCCTGAAATGTTTAACATTGCAAATGACTATGCTGTTAACGCAGACTTGAAGCGTCATAAAGTTGGCGAGTTTATCACTACTGTCCCTTGTCTCTATGAATCAAAGTATGACGGTCCATCTTCTGAGGAAATCTATGATGACCTCATGAAGAATGTCAAGTACATTTCTATGGACGATCTTATTGACAAGATGCTTGACGATCACCTTGATGGTGAAGGTGATAGTGACTCTGATAGCGACGGTGATGGTGACAAAGAAGGCAAAGGCAAGCGCCCGCAAATGTCTGATGAAGAACGTGAACGTGTTCGTCAGGAAGTAAAGCAGGCTATCATCAATGCCGCATCATCGGCAGAAGCAGGTCAACTCCCACTAGGTGTTGAGCGTATGATTAAGCAGATGACTGATCCAATCATGCCTTGGCGTGAACTCATTCAGACTAATCTGACTAGTGCTATTCGTTCAGACTATTCTTGGATGCGCCCATCACGCCGTTCTTGGCACATGGATGCTATCATGCCCGGCATGAATCCCGGTGAAGAGATTGACGTTACTGTTGCTATCGACATGTCAGGTTCTATTTCTGCAAAGCAAGCACAAGGCTTCTTGTCAGAAGTTGCAGGCATGATGGAAGCATTTGATGGTTACAAGGTCCATGTGTTCTGCTTTGATACTGAAATCTATAACCCACAAGATTTCAATTCAGAGAACATGGACACTATTGAAACTTACGAGCCTAAAGGTGGCGGTGGTACTGACTTTGATGCAATCTTTAAGTATCTTAAAGAAGAAGCGATTGATCCTAAACGTTTGATTGTCTTCACTGATGGATATCCTTTTGGTTCTTGGGGTGATGCTGATTATTGTGATACGACTTGGATCATTCACGGTGACCCTAATCCAAATCCCCCTTTCGGGACATATGCGATTTATGACGATCATAAAAAGCATTGAAGAAATAACTATCTTTGAAAGCCCAGACGGTGGTCGGACGGTCTACTCACGTAAGAGTGGATCGTCCAATCGTACTCTAGTAAGTAAGGATCCTCAGTTAATTCTCGAAGAGGAAGAGGCTGCTAAGTGGGTTAAGTGGAAAGATATTCTACGTGAAGCAAAAGATAATACAACACTGACTGATGCTATTGAACGTGTAGAGGTACTATATGCCCTTCTCAAAAAAGAAACAAGTTAATCATTTTATTGCAATGTGGGACATGCAAGGTCTTGAATGCATCTTTGATGTTAACGACCACATGACACAATATAATGAATGGGAAAAACAAAAGATTGTTTCCATTCTTAAAGAAGAACGAGAACCAAATAAGCCTCAGGGTATTCCATTGCAAATGATGATACTTCGGGCTAGAGCAAATAGTCAACGTTCGTATGAGATTTACGAATTTACATCACTAGTATCAATGGAAGAAGTTAAAGAAGCATTTGACTCTAATCCTCAACCTTTAGTAGAATGGATTAGAGATAATGGTAAAAAAGTTTATAGCGACTATGTTAAACAGGATAGAAAGATGATTGCATGATGTATATCGGCACAAGTTTAGGTGGATGCTTGCAATCATTGATGGCAGGTGAAGTGTCCATCGATGACGTTTTATTGATTGTTACACGTACTCGTGCTCCTACATTTGAAAAGTATATTGGGATAGTGTCAAGTTACATTACATATGGCAATCCAAATTCACGCAACAGCAATCTTTACGAACTTTCTCATTATTCTAATGATGATGTAATTGACATGGCAACAAAGTTGTGGTATACAGGTAAGATACATCAACCACGTGTTGGAGTATCAGATAGTGGCAGTGACATGTCCGGTTATTCGCATATTGAGTTAGCCGGTAATCTTTGGCTTGAAATTATCCCACCTCAATATATGAATAATCCAGCGGTAAAGGACCTTTGGGATAAGGTAAAAATGACAGTGATGTTGACTAATGAAAACCATCGATGATATCAATGTACATACTTGGTTTACTGAACGGGAACTAGACTATGTTCCCGGTCATTTTGTAGTGGTTAACACACCTGTACAAGATGAAACAAAGATGTGGATTCTAGAGAGATTAACAGGTAGATTTGCTATAGTGTTAAACAATGACGGATCATTTTTGGCATCAGATAACTTATATCCTGCTTTTGAAGACCCAAAAGAAGCAGTTTTTTACGAACTAACTTGGTCGTGAATAAAAAAAATATAGCACCTATATCTGTATTAAATACTTACGTTAAAACACACAAGGAGAAACAATATGAGTTTTTTACGACACGTTGGTAAACACGGAGATCGCAAGGTTGCAATTATTTTCCGTGAAGTTCCGGGCGAGCCTCATATGTGTTTGGTTACATATACCGAACTATTGAATAAGCACATTCACGACCCTATGATTAAGTGTATTGAAAGCGATATTGGTCAAAACAGTACTAATCTTGCTGATGCACTAAATCGTTCATATACTAATGATGGTACTATCATCCTTCAGAAGTTACATGCTGAAGGTCAGTTAAAGAAGGTTAACACTGAACAAGTTGTTATGACCCCTGCACCAAACGTTAGGATTAAGTTGAATGAACTCAACAAGATCCTTGATGAAATGGAAATGGGCGAAGCCGCTGTGAAGAAGTTAGCCGAAATGGATAAGAGCATGGGAATGCAGAATCCAGTAGACGTTGCAAGACGTATGCGCGGTGATGCGATGCCAGATTCAATCACACAAAATCAAAGTTCACTTGTTGGTGCAGTAGATGCACTAGGTGACAGTCAACTTGCTAATACATTTAGAATGCAAGCCGAAAAGATGGAACGTGAAGCAAGTGGTTTAATGGCCGAAGCAAAGCGTCTACTATCTGAAGCGGCAGCACTTGAGCCGGCACCAGTTAAGGTTCCTGCAAAGCGTGGTCCTAAGCCTAAGTCAGCATCAATAGATGCGACACCTACACGTACTAGTAAGGCTAAGAAGGTAAATGTCGCCTGAATTTATCCAGAAATGGGAAAGTTTACTTGAAGACGTTGATAAGCAAAAAATTCCAGTTGAGTTTATTAAAAAGTTAGTTGTTAAACTTGTTGGTAAGAAACAACAAACTATCAATATTGAAAAGTTACTAAGCCAGGGACTAGACCCGGATCAAATTGAGGAAGCCATTAGCAGAAAACTTATGGAACTTGACGATCAGGTCAATAGCATTGAATTCATACTCAATGTTCAAAGCATAGCAGATACAGTACAACCAGAAACAGACCGTTTATTAAATAAATTATGAAATTAATTGTAGCATGTGATCCGAAAGGTGGAATAGGCTACAACAACAAGTTGCCCTGGATTAACATCCGGGGCGATTTGCCAAGATTCAAGGCGTTAACTGACAATGGTGTTGTTGTTATGGGCCGCAATACTTGGGAGAGTTTACCGAAGAAACCATTAATAGGTAGACTTAATTTTGTTGTAACTAGTCAAACACTTACTTTGCCATTTGGTGCCATTCAAGTACCAAACTTAAATCACTTTAGTGAATACAAAAATGTTTGGCTAATTGGCGGTGCCCAACTAATCAATAGTAGTTGGCATTTGGTTGACGAAGTTCATCTAACAAAAACAGTATCCCAATATACTTGCGATTCGTTTATTGATTTGCTATACTTAGAAAACAATTATACAATGACACGTAGTGAATTCAACGGAGATCATATATATCAGATATGGAATAAGAAATGAAACAGTATCACGACCTACTTACAGATATATTAGAAAATGGCGAAAGCAAAGATGATCGTACCAAAGTAGGCACAATCAGTGTTTTTGGTCGTCAATTAAGATTTGATTTACGTGAAGGGTTTCCTGCTGTTACTACTAAGAAACTTGCATGGAAAGCATGTGTAGGTGAATTGCTTTGGTTCATTGAAGGCTCAAGCGATGAACGTAGACTAGCAGAAATCACACACGGTGATCCAAAAGGTAAAGTGACTATATGGACACCAAATGCTCTTGCACCCTATTGGAAGCCTAAGGCTACGTTTGAAGGTGATCTTGGTCGTGTATACGGAGTACAGTGGCGACACTGGAACAAATATCGTGTAGAGAAAGATATGGGTCCTGCGCACAAAGGTGGCACCCGACTTGCAGTAGACAACATTGAAGTTGATCAATTGGCAAATCTAATTGATGGACTCAAGAATGATCCAAATGGTCGCAGACATATTCTATCAGCATGGAACGTTAGCGAACTAGATCAAATGGCATTGCCACCGTGTCATGTTATGAGTCAATTCTATGTCAACAAAAAGAAAGAACTATCTTGTCATATGTACCAGCGCAGTGTAGATGTTTTCTTGGGTTTACCTTTTAACATCGCTAGTTATGCACTTCTCACTCATTTACTTGCACAAGTTTGTGATTTGAAAGTTGGCGAACTTATTATTTCAACAGGCGATACTCACATTTATACTAATCACGTTGAACAAGTTAAAGAACAACTATCACGTGAAAGTTACCCAAATCCAACATTATCTTTGAATAAAGAAATAAAAGATATTGACAAATTCACAATATCTGATATAGTGTTAATTGACTACAAGAGTCATGGTACTATTAAGGCTGAAATGGCAGTATGAAAACAATAAAATTTATTGCTCATGAATTCAGAATGGGAGACGTAGACGATCCAGACTTATATGCCGCTCAACCTTTAATAGAGTGGGAAAAGTCAGAACCCGGTCAATGGTTAATGAAAAATTCTGATCCTACTCCTGAATGGAACAGAGTACATGATATGTCTACTTATGGTTATCGTTATGCAATCAAAGGATTTCTCACTCCTGAGAAATATACATATTGGAAATTGAAGTATGACTAGAGAAGAAATCATTAATAATATGTGCTTCACTTATCGGCACGATTACGGACTCACTATCAGTGAAGACGATAAAATGTACACGTTGAATAGTGGTGTCACTGAACTTGAGCGAAAAGGTATTTGGAATACTATGGCTCAAATCTTTGACAATGATATTGCACCTTATATGGAATTTAAATGAAAATATTGGTAACTGGTGGTTTAGGTTTAATTGGTCACAACGTTGTTTATCGGTTGATGCGACAGGGACATAATGTCACTATCGTTGACACACAGACTAACTATGGAATCATTCCACAAGACGAAATAGATTATCTTATGTCAGAACGAATGAAAAAGATTCATGATCCATCGTTCTACAATATGTGTATCAGTGATCCTAAGTTAGACGGGGTTTTTGCTTCACATAAGTTTGACCAATTAATTCATATGGCAAGTTTCCCTAGACAAAAAGTTGTCAATGCAAATCCTGCATTAGGGTCACGCACAATGAGTGAAGGCTTACTTAATCTATGTGAATTGAGTAAGAAGTACAATGTACAAAAGTTTGTCTATATCAGTTCTAGCATGGTATATGGTGACTTTAAAGATGATGTAACAGAAAACGCTGTATGTAACCCGCAAGGTCAGTATGGCATTATGAAATTAGCAGGAGAATGGCTTGTCAAAGATTACTCGCGCCGAGGTTGTTTTAACCATACTATTATTCGTCCTAGTGCTGTATACGGCCCACTTGACGTTGAAGATAGAGTCATTGCAAAATTTATGCTTACTGCTATGCGCGGAGGAGTGCTTAATGTTAATGGAGCCGGAGAGACCCTCGACTTCACCTACGTTGAAGATGCTGCCGATGGCATAGTTGCAGCCGCACTTAGTGACAACACTAATTTTAATACTTATAATATTACAAAGAGTCATAGTCGTACACTACTTGATGCGGCAAACTTAGCAGTAAAGATTGTTGGTAAAGGGTCAATCGAAGTCAGAGGTAAAGACGTTGATTTTCCTAGTCGGGGCGCATTAAACATTGATGCCGCACGTAAAGACTTTGGATATAATCCTAAGGTAGACGTAGAAGAAGGATTTGAAAGATATTATGAGTGGCTTAGTAATTCCCCATTTTGGTCTAGTAAGACAGTATAAAAATTTACGTGAAGAATTACTACTGGCTACCGATGAGGTTCTTAAGACAGGATGCTTAGTCAATGGCCCTCAAACATTTAAATTTGAAGATTGGCTAAGAAAAGAAACTCGTACTTGGTACGCTACCGTAGTTCATAGTGGCACACAGGCATTAGAAATAATGGCCCGCTATGAGAAATCAAAACATGCTCCTGCTATTTCATTCAATCATCCTCCTCCCCGTGTAGTAGTACCCAACATAACATATCCAGCAACACTTAACGCATTTATCAATGCAGGTTGGGATGTTAAGATCGGTGATACTGATAAGAATGGTCTATTAAATTTAAGTGAAAATGTTTTCGATTACAAATGTTTTGTGGGCTTATATGGTGGAACTACAGACAAAGAATTAACTAGTAAAGTTTTCGTAGATGGCGCACAGCATTGGTTAGTTGCTGATAGTAACGTTGGCATGGGAATGGCGATTAGTTTTGACCCTACTAAAAACTTAAACGCTAGTGGCAACGGCGGTGCTATTGTAACAAATGATGAAGACTTGTATCACTATGCAGTGAACTACAAGAACAATAGCAAGCCAATGGAGCATATGTATACTGGTACTAACAGCAAAATGAGCGAATTAGATTGCGCACATTTATTAGTACGTAGCAAATATATTCATGCATGGCAAGAACGTAGAAAGCAAATCAGAGAATACTATATCGAACGTTTTAAGGATTTGCCTATTCGTTGTCTAAGTGACGGATTTATTAAACATGCGGATCAAAAGTTTGTAATCTATACTAAGGATCGTGATAGACTACATGGCAATATGATTGTTGATGGAATTGAGACCAAGATTCACTATGAAAAAACACTAAGTGAACTAATGGTTACACGTAATATGGAAACACCCGACATGATTAGTACTAGTTTAATGCTATCTAAGGGTGTATTAAGTCTTCCTATGTATCCAGAATTAACTGATAGCGAAATAGAAACTATAACGGAAAAGATTAGGAATTTTTATACTAAATAGTATCACTATGTGGATACTATCATTTTTTCCGGACTTATTAGTCCATCTCATCGTTGCCTTAGGGGCGTTACTATTTCTTGCGGCAACCTTCTTAGGAATGTTTCCCATCGTCAATACGTATAAAACACCCGCACAAATTGTAGGGGTAATCGTTCTAGTATGGGGATTATATCTAGAAGGTGGTCTAGCGTACAAAGATAAACTTGCCATAGAAGTAGCAGAACTTGAAATAAAACTCGCTAACGCAGAAGCAAAATCACAAGAAACTAACACTAAAATCGTTGAAAAGATTGTTAAAGATACTAGAGTGATTCGTCAAAAAGGTGATGATATCATCAGATACGTTGATAAAGAAATTGTCAAGTACGATACTCAATGTGTTATTCCTGAAGATGTAATTAGAGTTTATAACGAAGCAGCCACATTAGGTACTGCTACTGATCTCAAAGAAGATAAAAAAGAGCATAAGATGTTATTGCCTCCGAGGGTTTCACAATGAAGAAATTAATCCTCATTTCATGCTTTGTACTAGCAGGATGCGCAACTACCGCAGTTCCTGTAGCCCCTAAATTTCCCACTGCCCCTGACACACTACTTGAGGGTTGTCCACCGCTTCAAACACTCCCTGAGGGTGCTAAATTAAGCGATTTAATGCGTACTGACGTTAAAAACATGGTTCAGTATCATGAATGCTCACGTAAAAATAAAGCGTGGGTAGAGTGGTTTAATACTCAAAAACAACTATTTGAGCAGGTCACTAAGTAACACTTGGGCTTCTGATTGATAAATACTATATAACGACGGAAGATTTCTATGGCCACACAACAAATTATTAACATAGGTGCACTACCAAATGACGGTGAAGGCGATCCGTTACGTGTAGCCTTTGGGAAGATTAATAATAACTTCTCTAATCTTTTCTCAACTTTTGTTAATACTAGTAATACATACACTACTGGAAATACGGTAGGACAAGTACTATTTGAAACTCCTGCAAATGCATTCACCCAAGGTCAATTCTATATTCGTTCGAACGATCCAGGTACGAATGACAGCCAAGCCAGTCAACTTTATGCACAGATTAATCCAGCAGGTACTGATGTTAAGTTCACTTGCTATGGAACAACATTCTTTGGAAATGCATTAGCACGTTTTGATATGGACGTATTGAGTGGTAATGTACGTATTCTATGTGATCCTCTTATTACCAATTCAGTATTTCATTTTATCTCTTCACAAATTATGTTCCAGGGTGATCCTATTCCCGGTCTAGACATTCAGTTAGACGGCTTTGTTGACTCAGTTATGTCAACCGAAGATGATTATGTTATGGAAACTGAACAGTAAGATGAGAGCAAGAGAATTTATTACCGAGCAACGGTTAGATCAAGTCCACGATGGTCTTGATGTAGCATCTATGGCTCTTCCCAACACGTATGTTATTCCAGAGTTAAAGAACAATGACTTCTATGATTTATATCGTTTTGGTGTAGCAATTGCCGCAGTACGAGGCGAAAGTGGTACCGACAATGTGCAAAATGGTTATAAGCCTGATTTCAATGCAGAAAGCAGTTGGGGCGAACACCAAGTAGTATCCTCAGAGTTTGACAAAGATATTGGTAAAACAATTGACCAAGCATTGAAGAAAGTAGGCAAGTCCGGCAAAAAACAAGTAAGCACTCCTGGAAGTGATGAGATGGGTGATACATTAACTCAGTCACCTATAAGAGGATTTAAAGGATATAAGAAATGAGATTTCATGAATTTATGTCCGAAAATAAAACGGCTAAGATAACTAAACGCAATTCGTATGCGTCTAAGGGTCTACACAAGTTTCGTGATCCACAAGGTTATGACCGCACTTATGAATTAAATCGTATCATGATGGCTGTGGCATGCACCGACGGTGACATTGACCCGGTTTTAGATAAAGAAAGTTGGGCAGGAAGATTTAATACTGCACATCCATATAGTGAATTAGAACAAAGAATGCTTGCAAAAGCATATAAGGCTGTGGGTTCAGAAATTTATGATTTAAATCACGGTGACTTAAACAGCACTGAACTAGATAGCACTAATAAAGTAAGCCCATTTAAGCCCTTCAAAGGCTATAAGAAATGAGAGCATGGGAATTCATAACTGAGGGGAAAAAAATTCCCGGTTCCCCTCAGCATCACAGTGGTCCTTTAACTGGTCTGCATCGATTTAGTGATAGTACATATGATCGATATTATTTACTAAATCGAGTAATGATGGCTGCCGCCAGTACTGACGGTAAAACACCTCCAGATATGGATAGTGACAGTTGGGCCTCTCGTTATAATATAGCACACCCTTATACCAAAGTAGACCAAGAAAAACTAAGGTTAGCATATCAGGCTGCAGGCGTAAAAAAGTTTGATGACCTTACAGACGGAGACATATCTAGTACAGAAGTTTCCGGAGCAAATATTATTAGCCCAGTTAAGCCCTTTAAGGGCTATAAAAAATAATTTGCAAGCATTCTAGGTGACTAAGTATTATTATAATATTTAGGAATACGAATGCAAAACTTAATAGACATTAACAACACCCTCGACTTAATCAAACTCAAGTTCTATAATGAATGGCTATACACAGCACACATTTATGATGAGGGTGACAGTCAATTTCACAAAGATTTAACTAAACAGGTTGTAGAAACCTACATTGATCCTATTAAACTTCCAAAAGACGCACATATTCTTGATTTGGGTTGTGGCCCCGGCTACTTCCTAGATCAAATGAAAGAACGTGAATACACTAACGTGCATGGTGTAACATTAAGCCCGGGTGATATCAAGATTTGTGAAGATAAGGGTCATAACATTAAAAAGTATGACTTGAGTTTTTTGCCTCAGCGTGATGGTTACTATGATGAATCAGTTGACTTCATCTTTTTACGTCACGCATTGGAGCATAGCCCATATCCTATCTTCTCATTGATGGAATACAACCGTATATTGAAGCAAGGTTCAAAGATTTATATTGAAGTACCTGCTCCTGATTGTGATCGCAAGCATGAATACAATCCAAATCATTATAGCATTTTGGGTTCTAATCAGTTAGCCGCATTGCTTCAGCGTACTGGTTTTGACATTGATGCGTTCAATAACTTAGAGTTTGATTTGAATGTCCCGTCA